CTCAGGTATTACATGATAACACTAATTAGCCCATCTAAATTAACTGAAGGTCATGACGGCACATGCCATCAATCATTCTTTCAAATTAATATGGCATGAGCCCCCCGGTACTCCGGAGACCAATCGTCCTAGATTGGATTTCACACTATAGTACATAGCCAGGTCTATCAAACCCGGCATCGCTATTATGCTTATCTATTTACAGTAAAAATTTCACATGTGTGTTACTGTTAAAACACACACAACCACTTGCGGCTGGTGTCACATTGAAGTAGCTTTTTACACGGACCCCCCTCCAAAGGTAATCGTAACCACGCGAACGTGGACAAAGTCACAACTATACTATAGGCAAGGCCGTTACTGGCGCGCACCCTTGAAAACCTATAAATGTAGAATCTTCAGCACCTGCGATATAAACATCATAGGATGGAGCCACAGTATTGGCAGCCGTGGTAAGTGTGACTGTGTGTGAGAAATTGTCGGCAGCGTAATTGCCTCGTATACCTAAATTGCGTGTAGACAGAAATCTATTGAAAGTATACATGGGAAATTCAACCTCTACAACAGACTGAAGATAAGTGGGCACAATGTGACCACCAGACTGGCATGTCTTCAGCATGTTATTAATCCTATTCTGCGCAAATGCAAACTGACTAGTGCTTATGTCAGCGACAGTACGTGCGTATATGGCAGGGTACGAAGACACAGAGGGATCTCTAGTTGCAATGAGTGCACCAGTGGCAGTGTTCCCAGCATTACCCAGCATAACCTTATGTCTCATGCCTCCTCTGTACGCTAAGTAAGCGAACGAAAGATAATGCATGATAGTGGTATTACTGGGGTTGTAATTGCCAGCTCCACCTGGTCCAACATATGCTGTCGCACCCCAGGCTGAATAACCACGGTGTGCAGGAAAATCTGGCATTTGTAGCACTTGTATGTTGCGAGTAGCATTGACCACGCCATATAGAGACGCCCACAAAGAGTATCGGCGCATGAGTTGGCGCAAAGACACTATCGTCTCACCAAAATACACTGAATCAGCATCAGACACCAAAGGCTGACACAAAGCAAAAGTCTCCTTTGCATCCTCATTAACTGGAGCATTCTTGCTTTCAGTCTCAACTTCCTCAAACGTACCAGCCTGCGGAGTGAGTGAAGGAACGGGTGTAAGTCTTGCTATTTTCTCATCAGTAGGCACACTAACCTTGTAATCTTCACAACCTGATATGAACACATTCACAGCAATGTCATTATTTACAGCTGAATTGGGAACTACCAAATCATTTAACACATATACACTGAAAACGCCGTTAAACGTTTCGGTAGCATCATTTGTAGAATATGGTGTGGACAAAGAAAAAGAATTAAGCAATGCTAATGAGGGGGCATTAAGGTACGTAGAATTGGCCCCCCATCCTACTTCAAAAGTGAAATCTCTTTCCTCAGCCAGATCAACTATCTTACTGTATTGTACATTGGTTTCTGGTGCAGAAGATTGTGCTCTAGGATCCCACACCAACAGCAAACGCCCTTTATGAAAACCGGACGCTACTATTTGGAATCTATACTTGATGGACCCGCGCCAATATGAAAATGGCAAAGTTGCATATGCTATAGCAGACAAATAATATGTTACAGGAAGCACACCGTCCACGGCGGCTATAGGTCCAACCCTAGTGGAAAACAAACAAGTACCTGATGCAGCAGTTACTGGCCATGTCATAGTCGTGAAATACGATTCCTTACATGCCAACGCTGTTATAGCTAACTCGTCTCCTGGTGATACACCTACCACTGTCGGATCTATTGTCAACTCTTGCTTAGCATCCATAGACAATTTAGTGACATTGTCACTAGTGTTATAATTAGCAATCCTGGACATTGGTGCTGCTCTCATATCCGCATAATCAGCTATAACAGCCGGCCGTGAAAAACCAAAAATGCTAGCCACAGATCCCATGGCACCTACCATCATTTGTGTGGCTCTTGCATAACGTCCAATCATTGGCACGTTGTTAAGCCTGCCAGCAGCTGATGCCACAGCTGCCGCAATAGAGCTAACTGGTCCCTTGCCATACTCATCCATAGAACCAGCTTGTGGCACAAGGCCAGCAATGTTAGTGACCGTGGGTATAGACAGTTTCACGTCCGTCATCCAAGCGAAAACTGAAATATTTACCACAGAAACCGCTCCATTCGCATGTTTTAATGGTTGAAACTCCCTCATATACATGGTGCCCAAACTAGCGTACTCCCCAGCTGACAAATTGACCTTGTCTCTGAACCAAATGAAAGGCAGCTCCAACTCACCTCCCTGACTCTCAGTAGGATCAAGGTATATGTGCAGTCTCTGCGAAGCTTGCACCCTGTTAAAGCTACTCCCACCAACTGTGGAAATGTTGTCATACGCCTTAAGCGGGAAATAATCGCACATTATGCGGCCATACATGAACGAATTTCCATTAATCACAAACTTGACATGCAGTTTCCCTGAAAAGTTCTGAAAGTTGCTCATCCTGTTACCTACTCGCTTGTTATTTATGTACAAAGACCAGGGATCGAATGTTTGGTACAATGGGCTTGCATCTGAAGTAGCCCAAAAGTACTCTGCTATCTTAACCGGCCTAGCAAAGAACTCGCCCAATGGTACGTCCTCATGATAAGTCACATCTCTCGTCACATCATAAGAGTCATTCATCTTAGCCATCCACTGGTCCGAACCATCTCTGAACGAAAGTGTGTGTGTCTGTACTGTTTCTCTCATCTCCGTTTGCTGATATAAGTTATCAGACCCACTATTGTTGTTATTAGTAGTAGCAATCCGGTTTAAAATGGAAGACATGGATTAATGTCATTCCAAGTGTCACTTCTTATTGTCGACTAAGTGCTAAATAACACGTGATCATGAGAGACCCATCTACCCATAGCAAGCCTATATGTAACATCTAGAAGTAACCTACACTATATTACATACGGTATCCAATACTATGATAAGGTTGTATTTATAAAGGCGCAATCTTATGCACGCCCCGCCTCTTATTTACATGGTTGCGACCCATATGTACACGCACAAGCTACACTACATATCGCCAAACCACGCATCCATCTCCTGAAGAGATGGCAACGCGCAGTCAGCCATGTAGTGGTGCAGCTCGTGCTTGCTGGCTATTTGTTCCAGCTTGTCTCGTGCACTTACAAATGTCTCATCTCCGTGCATGTAGAATTCCTGATTAGCGGCTCTCAAGATGTCTGCCAACTGCTGCTTAGCTTCCACTTTCTTGCTCACATTATATGTGTGCAGCATCTTGAATATGCTATCTTTCTCCAACGGAGCATAGTACCGCTTATGTTTCTCACTGTACACCCAGCTACGCTTCAGAAACGTAGCTTGATCCATGGCAATATAAGGCACAGACTCAGCCTCCTTCTCTGCCATGGTGTAATCCAAACCATACTTCTTTAGTGCAGCTTGGTATGTGGTGTGAGTGAAGAAATGGGCTGCCTCACTAACTGACATCACGTTGTCATCTCCATATGTCATTAGTGCCACATGCTTTCTGAATGAAGTGATACCTTGATCAAATTCAGCAGCGCCATGTTTCTTCAAATACTCATACAGCAGATCATAATAGGCTATCCTAGCGTAAAAGCTACCTACCAGCCCGTTTATAACCACTGTCAGTCCATGCCCCGAAGGACTTGAACCGCCACACTTCAACCACAAGCCATCCAACTCATACAATGGATTACAAGTGTCTGTGGCCAGCCCTCGCATGACCATCAGATCTTCCTCATCATATCCTGCCCATTCTGCTATTTCAATCAGGATCTTAAACCCTGCGTATGTCAAGCTAGAGTGCACAAACTGATCATATTTCACGTAATCGCCAGCGATGATCCTCTCTTCACCCTTAGAAGCTATGAAGTTCCTGAGTTTGGTCCACTCAGCACTATATGGGTTAATACCCACAGCACTCTCAAAAACTTCAGGATGTTTTTGCATAAACGCACTGATTGACAAGAAATACTTCCTCATGAGAAAGAGATAGGGCATGTTAGTGCCACTAAAAATCCGTACTTTTGCTTTTCCAATCTTGATGGCCTCGTCCTTACGATTAGCCCTGTGCGGCGCATAGCCCCTCTTGCCAGATTTGTAGATGTCCTCAAGCGTCTTAACGTCAGCCATCATGTCGTCAGTCAGCTCATATGGCACTGTTATACCGTCAAAAAACTCCTTTGACGCTTGAACAAATTCACTTTTAGGCTTACCATATGGTATGCCCGCACTGGCGTTCAAGTTGATCTTGTAATATCCCTTTACTCCATCCACTCCAGAAACGTTTGCCACATCTTCCAACACAAAAATCTCTTTTTTGTGCTCCTCTTGCAAAAACTCCAGAATGCCTGTCCTGTAATCCTGATAAGCCATTGTCAGAGATGACAATGACACTGGTTTGGCGTTCGCACATGATTCAGCCCACAGTCTAGGCGGATACCAATGATTAATGAGTGCTGGTGGTCCGTGCTTTCGCTCCACTCCAAACAGCTCCAACACATCATTGGAAAATTCCGTTTCTTTAACCATGGTCGTGTATCTACGCTTACGGCCGGCATGACTGCCCAACAAATCGACTTCTGCCTCTTGCATAAATGCAAAATGTGTGTTCTTGGGCAACTCATGCTTAAACGGCATGCCCACAGAATCCAACAGAAGATCCGTTTCCTCAGAACCTTGCATCATCGGTTTATCTGGCGCTGTCATCACGTCTAAGCATTCCTGCAATGCTTCTCTCGTTACCGTACTATAACTACCGTGTTTTGTTCCGACATATCCAGCGGAATGCAGTCCCACTATAAATGGCCCACTGCCTTCTGTCACAATTGGTGCGCCGCACATACCTTCAAAGGTGTCCACAGCCCCAACGTAAGCTCCGCCCCAATACTTGTCAACTCCCACTGGCGTAACCCAGTCACTGTTGACTCGCACGCAATGCGTACTCTTACGAGGTACCAATATCCACTTGTCGGTTCCTTCTACTTTCTTTTTATCGTTGTGTAGCACTACAACCCTGCAGGGTTTTTCCATAAACTTGCACTGAGGATTGCAAAACTGCTCATTGGGAAAGAAGTTACGGATGTCCTTCTGGTCACCCATAGATGGCATGTATATCAGGGCATAGTCACTATCGCGGATGCGTCTCCACGCTCCACTAACTCTACCTGAATGCCCATTATTGATAACATCCTCCCCAGCTGTTAGTATACTCATGTGCGTGTATGAATCAAATGGCAGATGTGCAGGAGCCAACCAAAAGTTGGTGCACACAGGAACTGTAGCGACGAACCTACTTGCCACTCCATCCTCATTGTGCAACTTCAACGTACTCAGTTTTCTCTCTAAAACCTCTGCCAGTTGCTTCCCCGTAGAAGTCATCGCACTAGCATTTTTTATGGGTGTTAACTCGTTCCGTCTCCAGTTATCTGGTACAGGCCCCAACTCCACCTCCACGCGGGGGCGTGAAGGCATGGAACCTTGTGGCTTTAACTTTGACACCATGTCATATGCTTTATATACAGCTGCAGCAGCCACGAAAGCTGCCACTACCTTGGCTTTGGGGCCAAGGTACTGATCGCGCACATTGGAAACACATCTCTGCACTACGTTCCTAATGTTGTGTGTTATACTGTATGTCAACACTCTATACATGGCTGTCACCATATATACAAGAATAGCCAGCATCCATAACCAAATCGCCGCTGTGACTGGTAGTTTGAGGCTCATAGCTAATAGAAATAGTGATCCAAGGACCACATGTTCCTTCAGTTCTTCTGCTATCAGTTCTCTACCTAATGGGTGTCTAAGCACTTCCCTAACTCCCAAAGCCCTGTTTACAAGCTTAATCTTGTCATCCAAGTAACCGGCTTGTGGTTCAGGCTCAATGGGGGGTACTAATTGCTCTACCAACGGTGTATCTAGCTGTGGGCACCTATTACAGAAAATGCGTGGCATTTCACACTCACACAACTCTGAAAGATGTGCGTTCTTACTACGTGCCACGTACACATCCTGTCTTGCGTGATGTGCTTTAGCATCTGCTACCATGAACCTAATCAAATCACAAAAGTCTACTGCCTCATAAGATTTACCATCCTTCTTTGCAGCTACAAAGCCTCTGACCTGATTGGGATCGTTTGGTGAATAGTATTCCACCGTATATATCCAACAGTCCATCTTTTCCACATATGGGTCGACGTCCTTCCGCAAGCGTCCATTGACATCTGCGTACTCACTCTTAACTCGCATAGTCACATGAATGTTGGGTCTACGCAAAATCGACTCTGCACACTCAGAGTAAACTGCTGCTTGCAACTCTTTCACGTTTGTTGTTATGAACACAAAATGCGGTCGCATAGGCACCGCACCCTTGGCCGCGATATCTGCCTTAACGGCAAATTTGGGACAATTGTTCACCAACATAACTATGGTATCTGTTGGCACTGTCTTAGCAAATTGTGGTTTTGTATTGCCATAATCATCTATGATGTACACGTTGTGTTCACTAGTCAAATCCGACTGGTAATTGTCATTCTCATCCATCCTGAACACGCGCTTAAATCCTGCTGGCAATTTCATGCACCTCTGCATGATGGAAGACAATTCAGACAAGAATGCTGTTTTACCCACACCTGATGTTCCACTCAATGAAACGGTATATGGAGCATTTCGCATACCTGAATTGTCATATCTGTTGTTGACACCTTGTCGTAACGTTTCCAACTGTATGACTGTTCTTCTCAAATGCAATCTATCAGTTGGCGATGCTGTGGCCTTGATCATCCTCATGAGCTTATCTATAATGACGTCCACGTTCACGAGCATTATTTCTGGTGGGGTGTCATGTGGGCCCATTGTGCCTTCTATGTATCTACTTGCATTGGCACTAAAGGAAATGATATCTAGGTCCAGCTGTTTGCCATCCCCTAGTCCCATCCATATGGATGAAAAGCTGGCTTGCCCAAAAAGTACAGGAATGCACTTATGGTATATAGCCTGAATGGCTTCCAGTATCTGCCCCATGATGTCAGTAGCTTTCAGGCCTGAATACACTGTCTTGCATACCTCTTTAAAGGCTTCTAATGACAATGATTGTCCTGACATAAAGCACATAGCTAAGCTGCCCAACAACATGGCAAGCTTGGTGAATTTTTCAAACACTTGAGACTGTGTCACGCACTTATAAGTCTCAACGAACTCACCAAAACCCGCCTGCGGACTCAATCGCTGTGAAACCCTCATGTCTTCCAAATCCTTGACAAAAGAGTCCACATACTCGACAAGCCAATAACTGCAAGATGCTGTTAAGTTGATCTGCAATTGAGACTTGAAGAACCTGTATAGGCTTGTCGCATAATCCATGGGTTTGGTGCACTTGGCACAATCCGCTATGAACCAGCTAATGTCCTCTATCAACCCTGCAATAGGTGGCAGATGTTGCTGCCAGGCCTCTTTGTCAAAGCCTCCTTTTATTGCCGTGCACACGTCTATGACTTGTAGCACTCTCCTGTTGACTGAGCTAATGAAGCCTGATTGTGGCTTCAAATCATTTATGCCCATACGCGCCCTGGCGGAAATACGATTCGCACACACGTTCACAAAATGCTCTCTAGCATTCTCAATGACCTGTGCTGTAGTGTACTCCCAATTGGGCATACCTGGCTGTCCTCTTGTTATGAATATAATCCATGTTAGTATGTCATGAGACAAATGAGGCATAGCCAGCTCTTTCGCGTCAATGTACTGCCTGAAGCTTGTATTGCTCTCCACAGATAGCAGCTCCTCCCAATAATATGGAAGTGGGTGCATTTCCAAATGTCCAAAGACATTCTCAAAAAATGCTATAGGGTTTTCCCTAGTTGACCTTGCCAAAGATGTTCCCAGACAAAATTCATCGTCTTCATCAAAAGGCACTATCTGCTGCAAGGCATGACCATATTCTTCTTGGTCTGCCAAGTCTTGTTCTGTGGGAGGTTCTTGTATAGCTTCAGTCAGCTCTCCAATCATGCAATCCAACTCATCGTATTGCCTGATTGTACGCTCAAGTCAGACCACGCTGACTTGCGTTTCATGCCACTCAGCCTAGCTGCTGCAGCAATGATTTCTACATTGACCTCAAGTCTATTTTTGACTTGTCTATGTGCTATAATCTCATACATGAGAACGCGCTTTAGCACACGTATCTTTTTGTACATAGTATGGTATTCTTGCTCTAGTCTATGATTGTGATGTATCTCCGCTACTATCTGCTCATAATATGGCTGTCCCCACTTTTGTACAGTTTTCTTGTAATTGCAATGTTTGCAATTACGTGGCCCATTAAAACCATCTGCACTATGGCATGTGCAGTGGAGTGTTCCTTCAAGTATCTTAGATGTATCTCTTACAATTTGTTTCTTGCAATCTAATGTAACTACTGATACCCTACGTTGGTCAGCTGCGTGTAATTCAGCTGTGTTCATGTTCTTGAAGTATAATAGTGAAATCGGAAGCACCAACGCTATGAAGCGATTGATGCCCCCGAGCCCACTACTACACCTGATAAGGCATAGTAGATAGGACCCGAAGGCACCACCATGTCTAGTTCAGCCTATGCGCGATTTATCCAAACTGAATGTCGATACTCAAGTTTTCAAGGCTTGAGTTTGGATGTGTGCGTCAAACATCTCAGTCAATTAAGACTGTCAAATCCCCCGTAAGGGAATGAAGGGGTTCGAATCCGTGCCCGGCCCTTGGTAGGACCTCTCGACCTCAAGACCTTCCTGCGCTAACAGGTCGGTCCAGTACTCTAAGCATGGTGGTCAATTTCAGCTCTTGACAAGCTGCCACCCGGTTCTTAAGCCTAGACTAATACACATCTCCATGGAGGTTTTTGTCGGCGTGCGCTCTATATTCTCCAGAGTCGCCCGCCCCGATATGGATCTGGGATGACTGTAAGGTCGGAACGTTACAGCCCATTTATATCGCCCCCTGATCAGTACTACGGTTGTGAGGGGCTATTCCGAATCAAATCACGGACTTAGAAAGATCGTTAATTACGATCATACATCTCCATTTTAAAGCTAAATGGTGATGAGTAAAAACTTGGGCTGTTTACAGCTTTAGAATATAACCGCAAATACACTAACTTATCTGTAAAACAAATAACATAAATGGCTATAAAAAGTCCAACGGCGCGGCCCGTTTTGTGTGGGAGTGACCCACATGTTGATCTGTAGTATGGAATGCCGTCCATACGTATCAACACCGCTATATCCTTAACCTTGGCATAGGCTGCATTGTGTTTTTGAGAAAAACACACAAAAACAAGGGGAGCATACGCGACTCGTTTTCGGTGAGTCATTCTTGCAATGAATGTAAAACCGGCTAATGACGAAATGGTGATATAAATAACATGCCACGAGCAAGTCTGATCTATACTATAAGAGCGTGAGCACTTATAATAAGCTAGTTTCTTATCTCGTACCACGACACTTAGTGATGTCCATCTCTTCAAAAGCAGTCTGTGCAGG